ATATACAGCCGAGAGTCATGGTTTTGGCGACCCCTTCCCCCCAAAGCTATGGCGTTCCTGTCCGCTCTTAACAGCATGGCAATGGTTGCACATAGGTTGGAAAGGCCCGTACCAGAAGCTACCGCCCTGCCTAACAGGTGTGATATGATCGCATACTGTAGCAAGTCTATCGCACTCAATGCATACAGGGTTACGTGCAAGGAAGGCAGCCCTAAGCGCTCGCCATCTCCTACTATTATACCTCTTTTCATGATACTTTCTTCCCTTGTGGGGTTTTACGCCTGTGAAGTATTTGTTGCGCCCTCTGGGCTGTGGTTTTGATGCCATAGATTGATGTACTTGATGGTCTGTGTATTTGTCTAGCCATAGCATTGAGCCATGCCTTGCGAGTAGCAGTCATTTTACAATCAGAGATATATACATCATCGCCATCTGTATAACTGTACTCTATACGCTTTAACCTAGCGTACTCTTGTATATTCTCTGCTATCTCTATACGCTCCTCTTTAGTATAGGTTGGGTAGGTATGTAGCTTGCTAACTGTGTTTATTTTGCATATCATCGGTTAATTTTTTATAGTATATTATTAGCTGTATTAGTTCTTCATTAGTGTATTTCCTGCTATCCTGTGAGCGCTTGTACATATTCTCAGCAGTACCCTCGCCATGCTTTATATCTAGCTCCTTGCTCATGCGGTACTGAGCGCCCTGGTTACCTATGTTGCAGCCATAGCATTGGCCAGCGCTGTTCTTTGGGTGCCATCTAGTAGCATAGTGCCTCCTGCTCATAAAGTGACCGCATTGCATTTGCTTAACATCCTTCTTTGTGTCGCATGTAATACACTTTACTAAGCCATCTGAATCAGCATCTCGCCAGCGTATATACTGACTAAAGGCGCTATCTAGCTTTTTAATTAGTGTTTTTCTCTTTATGTTCTTTTTTGGCTTTTTCAATTTCTTGTAAATCGTCTGCTGTTATATGAATATGACCGCCTAGCTCTTCTAAGCTTTTCTTCTGTGGCTCTACTATAAGCGCCTCGCCTAATTTCTGCCAATCTATATAAGCAAAGTGAGGAGGCATTATAGCGCCCTGGTGGTGGGTGTGCTGTTTTTCTCTTAGGGGTATTGTGTTTTCTAGTTCGTACTTATTTAGGCATTTTATTAGTGTGTTAGTTGTCAAATTGCCAAATAGCTCAAATTTGCCCTGTCTTATCATCTTAAATGCTACTAATATCTCCTCAATTTTTAAGCTAGGGAATATCTCTATAATATCATCTACCGCATCTTGTAGATCCTCTTGGCTCTGAAATGAGCGCGTAGCATTTACCGCTCTTACTAGGCGTTCTAATTCTGCTAATAATAGCAATTTAGTAGCTGCTCCATCTAGCTTATTTGCTGTTTGCAGAACTAGGCCCTGCTCAAATGCTGAGGCGCTTGTATGTTGCCTTGCTATTTGTCTGCTATTTTCCACTAGCCCAGCTAAGTGCTTGTTTAGTGTTAAGCTCGTTTCTTTTTGCTCCTGTTTTGAGAGCAAATAATCCCGCCCACCCTTGGGTGATGCTTTGCTGGATGATTTTAATTGCTTGTTTTTCATCGTTATTTGATATTTTCTGTAAATTATGTAGTGTTGCTTGCTCTCCTCTGGGAGTGTATTTTTTTCTTTTCTGCTGTTTTCGCTCGTCTATCCATATAGCCCACATCTCATCAAATTCTTTTGACTTAAAAGGCCTCTCTATTCTAATATGTTTACTCTTCTGTTTACTCTTCTGTATACTATGTAGTCGATTTGGCGAGGCAGCTTCGCCATTTTGGCTTGTCTGCTTAGCCATTTTGGCTATAGTGGTGGTCATTTTGGCTATCCTTGATCTACCGTTAAAGTGAGTTTCTATATACCCTAATTCCTCTAGCTTTTTAATTGATCGTGTGGCGGTACGCTTAGAAACTCCTACCTCTATAGCTATTGTATCATTGCTTTTGTAATATTCACTAAGTGTAAGTATATCCGCTAGTATAAATTTATCTGTAGGATTTAACCTTTTATCCTGATAAATTTCTATAGGCACCCATACCCCTGTAAACTCTTTAGCCATTTAATTGCTCATCTTGATATAGTATTTCTCCTATAAGCTGAATTTTTGTAGTATCAGCGGTTTTTACTATAGTATCAGCGTAGCGTATCATACGCTTAGGATCTTCGTAAATCCATCTATGAACCGTTCGCCTATCTACTCCGAGAGCATCTGCACAGGCCTGCTGTGAGCCATATATCTTTTTTATATATTCTTTCAATTCTGTGTTATTCATTTGTACCATGTTGGCAGCTCTAGGAGCATTGGGTTATTTAATGGCTCTAAGTAATCGTAGCTTTTAGGCGTTTTTTTGCCATCCCAGCCCCTATACCAATCTTTGAACATTTGCACCTCCAATCTAGCCCTATTAAATCCGTCTTGAGCCATTTCTAAGCTCATTTCGTACACTATTACGCCATTAGGTGCACTAGGGTCACAAGTGATTAGATAGTGCTTTATTTCGGCCTCAGAATTAAAAATAGCGTGCGCATATAAAGCTAGTTGCATGTGATAAAGGTTATCTAACACCCAGCGCTGTATTTTCCTTGGCTCGTTATCCGTTATTTTAAGGTCTGCTATGTAGTTATCTCCTACTACATCAGCGTACCCATGAAAATTCACACCATCGAGCTGAAATTGTATATACTCCTCTACTCTGTTAGCTTCTGTTATGAGCTTATTTGCCATTGCGTTGCTCATAACTGCCTCAGCTAAATTTAGAGCTTCGTCATATTCTTTGCGCGTAAATACCTTCTGATCTCCAAACTCTGCTACAGCTTCTTTATACGCTTTTGTTGCCCTTGTTTGGCAGTCAATAATCTGTAGGCCTATTTGCTTTTCTGGCTCTAAGGTTAGCAGGTGAGTAAGCCAACCCCTGCGCATGGCTGCGGTTTGTTTGTACTCCCTTTTTTTATACATAACCCAATGCGCTGGGCTTTTGCTAAATTGCTTTAATGAGCTAAATGATAATCTAACGTCTTTGATATTCATAGCTTAGGCATTAAACGGATTACCGCCCTCCTCAAATAGCTGCCCTAAATCTACTTTATCATTAAACTTCTGCGCTAGATCTAGTATATCTAAATCTAATGGCTCTTTGCTCTCTACTCTTACGTAATATTTAGTATCTAATCCAGCTCCTTTGCGTGTTATTTTAAGATCGTAGGTCATCGGGTCGCCTTCTACCTCGCTTAGGTTAGCTAGCTCCTGTAATATGCTACGAGTAGAGCATGAGTAAATCTTAAATCTACTATCTTCATGGTGCCAAACATTAAAGGCAGCAAAGGGCCTTACTTTATCCTCTGATTTGTACGCCTTTTTAGGCATCTCTCCATCGAAGGGCCAGCGCAGTGGCTTGTTATCCATAAAAGTTTGTAGTCCTTCTACAGCTTTAGATATGATTCTAATAGTAGCTGATTCGTTTGGCTGCAATTTTAAGTATTGTGAGCTTGCTGCCTCGCGCTCATAGTTGTTTTGTAAAAAAGTCATTTTGTAGGTTTTTAATTACGCCACAATTATAGGGCGCTAAATGTCCTACATACAAATTAAGTTATTAACGAAACCTTGTGCAAAAGCAAAGGGGCCAACCGAATGTAACCCCTGCCAAAATCAAAATGAAAAACCTGCTACTTTTTATTGCAAGACTTGCAAGATACAAAATCTTTCTCAAAAAATGAAAGGCAAATAGGTAAAACTCCTATAAGGCATAATATAACATTAGGCCAGGTACATCCGTTTTCTACAATCTGCTGGCAGGCAGTTATAACTATAAGGCCTGCGCTGGTACGCTTTGCGCTCCACTTTAGGCGCTTATCCTTGAATATCTGTGTAAGGTCAAATTTAGCTAATGCTAGGGTAAAATTTGGTATTTTCATATCAGTAAGTCCATATTAAATTTTGTGGCCTATCTATTGCTAGATCCACGTGAATAAAAGTTGGCGCTATTCCGATGCGGTTAAAACCTACATATAAAAGCGCCTCTATAATTAAGTATCTCCTAGCGCTATCTTCACAAGATATGTCAGCAGCAAGCCCTAATGTATGGCTGCTATTTTCTACACCTCCTACTGCCTTATTATGCTCTTTCGTTCTATAACCGCTAGTAATTCTAAAAGGTACTTCTGCGCGCTCTCTTGCTTTGTCTAGCATTTCTAAAAAATCGCTATCCATATTAACTCCTGAACCTGGAGAGTCAGGGCTATCAAACTCGCTTAAAACAAAGTAACGCATGCCCCAACTATAGCTATAAAAATACACAATAAATCATGGCTATCATATTGATTGTATGTTAGGCGCTTATATCTACAATTTGCCATTCCCAGCATAATGATTAAAAGGTATGGTATAGCGTTCATTTCCTTCTGTTTTTACGGTGTGTTATTATGCCCTCTATATTTAACCAAATTAGCGTAATTGCACCTATTAAACCTAGCCCCCAGGTAAGGCATTCGCTTAGCATTGCAGCGCTAAAACCTGCCCATAATATGTTAATACCCCAAAGTTTTCCGCTCTCCATCATATTGCTATAATTGTTATATCTGCCCCATAAATTATAGGCGGACTACTAGCTGTTGCACACTTTATCATAATGTTTGCTGTATCGCTGCTGGTCATATCGTGAGTATCAATATTACTATTGAAAGCGCCTGTTGTTGTTCCTGTTAAATCGCCTGTTGTTTGGTCAAACTGCCTAATTGTTACTGCTGATGCTGTAGATACACTAGCATAAACTTGCACATGTGTAACTTTATATCCTGTTGGGATTGCTTTGGTTACAAAAATTTCCGTTGTTCTGTTACTTGAGCGCACACCTAATTTATCAGTTGTATCATCTTCCAGAACAGCAGCGCCTCCATCATCATTAGCCATAAACTCAGTAGGCAGCACCTTCATTAAGGTAGTGTGGTTAAACCAACCAAAAACAGGGCTAGCCCAAGTTGGATTGATTCCTGTATCGTTCATTTTTAATACATCACCTGCTGAGGAGCTGGCTATATGCCTAAAAAGGCCATCTGCGCCTAAAACTAATATCTGCCTGTTGCTGCCCGAAGGTAAAGATGATGGTAATACTAAAGTATTTGTACCACTAGAGCCATTTGTACATTTTAGCCCACTTATGCCATAATCATCTGTATTAACGTTTAATAGCTTGGCTGTACTTTCAGCAGGTATAGTACCTTTTGCAGGGCCTTTTGGGTCTGAGTCTGCAACTATGTTATCTATAGTTATAGGGCCTTTTACATTGTCTTGGGCTACCGTTATGCCTGTTGCATTACGAGTTAAATACATGCACTCTATATCATATTCACAACGAGCTGCAACAAAGCTAATGCCTGTTAGTTGGTAGAAGTTACTTGAATCTGCTGTATTAGTTAGTATAGTATAAGGGTGTATAAATTTAGTGCCTGTTCTAAATAAAGTTCCGCGCTCTACTCTTATAGCGTCGGCATTAGCTGCTAATCTCTCCTGCACCCCTAGCGCATTTATCCCTAAATTACTAGCAGTATTAAAATGACTATCCCACTCAGAAGCACTAACATAGGCAGAGCCATTATTTACAACAATAGCCCCTAAATCTGCATCCGTAACTGAATCGCCTATGAGCGTTTTGCCTTGATCCATGTTGTATCTGGAATCGTCTGGATTTGTAGCTTTTATTTCTGCGCTCTCTATTAGTTGAGGGTTTCCGTTATCGTATAATCTAGCGCTAAGGTCATATATATTGAAATCTGCATCGCTTGTATCTACTAAATCGGCATCATTGTTTCCTTCATAATCTACGCCCGAAATAGTTACAGAAACTTGCAAACCAGAGGCATCGGCATCTAGTGCAGGGGTAGCTATTTGCCAGGGGATCCATACATGGCCACCGTCTTTTTTATCAAACTCCAAAGACACCAACTCATAGTCATTGTCAGATGCGTTCCATGAAGTACCGCTATATTGCGCCTCAGCATAAAAACCACCATCAGCAGAAGCGCTATCATAGCTATCATAGAAATACTGATACTGTGTTAAGGCGTTTGGAAATCCTGCATCCCTTTTAAGGTAGCGTACTGTACCGCCTGCATCCCCTACTTTTACTTTAATGCTTAGTTTAACTCTGCCTATTCTATCAGCTCCTGTACTAGAGCTATCCCCATCATATTCATAAAATGTATTTCCTTGAATAAGTATTTGCATACCTGTTGAGTATGACACATCTTCATCACTTACAACCGTACCCGCTACTATATTTGCCTCAGTATAATGGCTATCTAATAGTAAAGGTTTGCCCCCTTGATAATCTCTATTTCTTAATACCTCCTTAAAAGCTGGGGAGCTGCTGCGTTCCCAACCTGCTAGTTTTTCAAAATCTGAGCTATTATTTCCGAATGCTGCCGAGAAGGTAACGTTAGCAGAGGTATTATAGCTAACTACTCCACCGCCTCTTATTTCGTGGTATATATCTAATTTATTAGAGGCATGGCCCTGAATAGCACCCAAAGGAATAAACCAATATTTTCCCTGGGCCATAAAAACACAGGCATTAAAACTAAGGGCAATACTTTCTAAAACTTCATAGGCAGAAAAAAACTGATTTATTCCGTTGCTATCTTTATTATAAAAGGAGTTATGCTCTACTGCAGCATTATAAAGCTGCTGGTTTTGTCCGCTAGAAATATGGGCTTGATATTCTGCACTTATTATATCCTCCATAAAAGCACACAATACATCACCGCCCCCCCAGAAATTAGCACAATGTACTTTGCTCAAAGCTTTGTATATATGATTGACTATAAAGTCTGTGCCTGTCCATGCAGCTCCACTATTATTATAGTCTATTCCTTTTAAGTTAGCTAATCCATCTACTGCTGTTATAGTTATTGGAGCATGAGGGTAGGCATCTGGAATTATTGTTTGCTCTGGCAGTATTTCGCCTATCCACCACGCTTCATTGGCACTATCTGGATCGCGGTATATTTCTACTCTATACGTACCCTCTGCTGCTGAATCTAAATTTGCATAAAGAGTATTGAAAGCAGCATCATTATCATCTGGATGAAATAGAGTAAATTGTACCCTGCTGCCTAGTATAGGTTTGCACCTATCAAAATTATCATAATCGTAAGTATGTCTAAATCCATCTGGGCCTAGTGTAAATCTATGGTTTAGATCGCCTGTGGAAATAGTGCCATCCACAATTTTAACCAACCAATCTACACCTTTTTCATCGGTAAACTCACTTAGTGCATATACTACAGCCATCAGCCAAACCTGTTGCGGTCACGCTCTGCGCGCCTGTTACTAATTACAATATCATCTCCAGAGATACGCCCATAAACCTGCGTACCTTCTCCGCCCATAAAATCCTTTAGTTTTGATAATGGAGCTATTACCTCTGGATCTATAGCAGCGTTCCTATTATCTCCTACAATACTCATAGTTTCGCCAAATGCTAATCCACCCTCTGCAAGAGCTGGCACATTACCAAATGCTTTTTTAACTGATGCTACAGCAGCAGCTATAAAACCTCCTATAGTTAAACCGCCACTAGCTTGGTTAGCTAAATTTTTATTGCTTGATGCGTTAGCTATTGCATTAGCTATAGCTTCTGATAGTAGAGTCTTTAATATTTGTTTACCTAGATTTACCATCGCATCGCCAAAGTGTTTACCTTCTACTATTACCTCAGCAAAAGCGCTCCCTATTTGACTACTAAACTGTTCAAAGGTATCAGATAGTATATTAGTAGTTTCGATTACCTCCTCCTCTACGGCTTTGATTCCGTTTAAGTCATTGAATAAACCCTCTAAAGGGGTAGTAGTTCCTATATTGTTTAGCTTAGTTAGTAAACTATCTACCCCCTCCGCTGCTGTAGTAGCTGAACTACCAACACCCTGAAACCAGCTACTAAAATCTAATAGACCTAGTATCTTATCTTTTGCAGCATCCATATCCTCAGTAGTAACGTACTCTACAGGATCCGCCTCAAGTGTGTTAGTTACCGCATCTTGAAAATTTTCTGCTACCTCCTCACCTAAAATTGTAGCGTTTTCTGCTATTACATCGAAACCATCTGTAAAGCTGCCCGTAAGTACATCAGCCATACCTTTTGCCCCTTTCATTATACGTTCATCATCAAAGGTTAGAATACCCATGACAATATCCCCTAGAGCTGTAAATTGATCTCCTATATAATCTAAGACAACGCCCGCTAGACCTACAAAGCTATTAAAGAAGAACTTAATATAAGCCCACCAATTCTTAAAGGTCAAAATAATCATTTGAATACCACCTCTAAAAATTACTGAGTTATTATATAGCTCTATAAAGTAATTTATTACATCTACTAAAGGCCCTTTAATATCATCAAAGAAATAAAAGAACGCTGTAGTTAAGGCAGCAATACCAGCTATAACTAAACCTATAGGCCCTGTCGCTGCTGCAAAAGCTGCCGATAATGCACCGCCTAGAGTAGGTAGTATAACTAATAGAGGCCCTATAGCTGCAACAATACCCCCTATAATTAAAGTAGTTTTCTTAAATTCTGGGCTAGCTTTTGCGAACCTTTGCGCCAGAGCGGTAACGCCATCAATTAGTTTATTTATTGTAGGCATTAGACTTTGTACTAATTCAGCGCCTGCTAACTTTAGATTGTCTAAAGCTGTGCTAAACTTACCTGCTGTAGTTTGGCTTAGGCGCTCCATAGCACCAGCAGCAAATCCACCCTCCTCGGCAAAGCTCTTTAGTACTTCATTAAACTGCTCTACAGATACACGCCCTGCACCTAGCTCAGAGGCGGGTAATCCTGTTGCCTCAGATAAAGCTGTAAAAATAGGTATGCCCCTTTCAGCTAATTGGTTTAAGCTCTCAAGTTCTACCTTGCCTTTTGCTTGTACCTTAGAAAATATTTGAGCTATATCATCTATAGAGCTGCCAGAAGTTGCTGCTATATCTCCTAGAAATTGTAGCTGATCATTTACCTGGCTTATATCTGAACCCGATGCTATTAGTTGCCTAGCTGAAGTAGCAACCGCATCAATTTGGAATGGCGTTTTAGCTGTGAAGTCATTAAGCTGTGCCATCATAGCAGAGGCCTGCTGTACTCCTCCTGTAAGAGATATAAAACTTACTTCTAAAGTTTCTAAATCTACTGCGCTTTTTATTGCTGCTGCTCCTATGGCAGCTAAAGGCAAAGTAACAGAGCGCGTAAGGTCGCGCCCTAAAGATTTGAAGTTAGAGCCAAAGCGCTTCATATTTCTGCGCACCTTACCCAGCTCTCTATTTAGGTCTTTTGTATTAGCCCCAATATTTACAATTAAATCTCCTAACTTCGCCATCTATTCTTTTTTAGCTAATCCATCTAATAACGCAAAGCCACTAACCTTAGTTTTTTTGCTTTGCTCTTCCTCTTCCCAAGGGAATACACCTAAATCAATCGGCTTAATTTTGCTGCCTCTCTTGGTATGTACGTTTAATAGTAAAGCTGTCTGCCATCGAGTACGCTCCCAATTAGAGCGCTCCATAACTTCGATAGATTCTCGCCTACCTTTAACCGCATTTGAAAACTCCTCGAACGTAAGTGAGTAGAGTAGGCCTGGGCTTAAACCTAATAGGCCTAGGCCCAGCTCCTCTACCCTACTCCACGTCAAAGGACTTGTTTCTTCTTCGCTTTTTTTTTCTCTTGTTTACCGCCCATCACCTCGCTCATGGCCTCAACTAATACAGGCAAATCATTTACCTCTATTTCGTTCAACCACTTCTCAACATCCATAGTAAACTTCATGCCCTGTGCCTCGCATCCAGCTTTGACAAAATAGTAGATAAGCTCAGGTATTAAAGTAACGTCATTGGCATCTACCTCTGTTACTTTTACGCCTGTAGCTTTTTCAAAATTTCGCCATGCTAGCATAGTTGCTCGCATAGGGTATATACGTTTTCCTATAGTTATCTCCATGAGTTTATGAAATTTCAGAACGTACTATAGTTTCTACTATATTTAAGTTGCAAGTGAATGTTGCGTTATCTTCTGTACCACCGCTAAGCTCTAAGCTCTCGATATAACACTTTACTATGTAGTGATAATCTCCTGGGTTTTCGCCTGATCCTGTACCTAGTACATGAGTAAAACGTGCCTCGCACTTAGTTTTGTTTAGTTGTAAAGTAGATAGGTCATTAAAGCCCTGCCCTGTTGCTGCATCAGAATTGTAAAGAGCTGTGAAGCTCATTGTTGCCGAAGTCATTCCAGGGAGCTGCGCTCTATATCCTGCATTCGCTTTTACAGTTGCATCTCTAAATTCATTAGTAACTGATATAGAACAGTCAGTAACATTGTCAATTAACTTTAACGTGCCACCATCTGCTCCAATAATTACTTTAAGATCCGAACCGTTTATTATTCCTGTGGTTACTGCCATTTGTTCTAGTTATTATTGTTGTTGTTTTTACGCTTGTCGCCACCGACTAACGTTGTTATTATTGTATCTATCCATCCAAACACCTTAACAGCAGGCGCATCAGATGGCAGTAGAGAGAAGATAGCTCTAGCAGCTACCATTAGGGCTAGCAAAATTGCCTCCCAATTTTCGAGTATAAAATCCATCATGTATTATTTATTCTAATTGTATAATCTTGTATAGCTACCCATATGGAGCGCTCAGGGTTTACATCCATCTGCTCATTTGTATAGTTTATGCTTTGTATTTTTACCCCTCCAAATGTTCCATTTCTCCTCTCTAGCGCAGCTCGTACAGCTACGCCTAAATCTATTGCTGTAGTGTATTTTGTATTAAAACAATATACCTCTATGCTTGCCTCATCTACATTGCCATTATCCTCTTTAGTATCAGTTGGGTTATTACTTACCACTGAATAAACTATATAGGGCTGGCTCTCATTTTGTGGTGCTATCTCTGGATAGATTTTAGTACTCACAATATCAGTAACTGCTGAGGTATTGCTTAAAATATTATATATCGCTTTACCTACTATCATGCTCTTTTAACGTATCGTGCAAATTCTTTTTTTAATAATGCAAACTGCAGCTTTTCACTACGCGCTTTAGTTGCACTTAAACCCCTGGTAAAAACTCCTGTGTTTTGTGTTCTGTGTTTGCCTCCGAACCTTGGGCCAAAATCTCCCTTTTCTACAATATGAGCAAAGAACCCATCTGCATTTCGTTTTGTTTTTCTTCTGCCTATTGCATTAGTACGAGGCCCGCCCATTACATTATTTCTATTTTTATCTGGTAGCCATGTACCTGCCGAGCGCCTTAATGTACCAGGGCTTATTTTTCTGCCTCTAAAAATGATAGCTTTGCTATAGTCCTTTACGTTTGCTTTTAAGTAGTTAGCATATACGCCTCCAACCCTGTGGCCTATATCTTGTAGCTTCGCGCTGTCGCGCTCGCTCCATCTCGATAGCTTATCTATCTTGGCAAATAGCTTATTTACTCCTGTTACTGTTACAGCCATTACTCTATAATTTCTGTAATTAAACGTATGCGCTCTTGCCTGCCTACCTCGTGAACTCCTAGAATATTATAGTTTTTACTATCGTAGTTAATGCGGTATCCTGCCTTAGTGTTTTTAGTAGTAGAGCTATAGCGGATATTGAATATTACTTTGTTTACACTTACCATTTGCTCCCCGCTATTCTGCTCTACAGCAGCGGGCTTGCGCTCTATCTGAGCCCAGCACGTAGCAAAAGTACCCCAGCTTTCCTCTCTCTCGCCATAGAGGTTAGCTGAAAGCGTAGGACTTTGTATTGTTATTCTCCTATCTAATCCGCCTATATTCATTTAGTAGATATAATTCTATAGGGATTAAGTAATGCAGCTACTCCTAAAGGTATCTCTGCTGTAATTGTTCCTGTAACTACTGCGCGCCTGTTCTCGTAGTAGTGAGCTACAAGCATTTTTACAGCATGTAGTATAGGGTCTGCTGGCGCTGCTCCTATTGTACCTGAGATAGTGACTGTATTGAAGTCATCATCGTACGTGTCTGGTGGGCTATCAAAATGAATACGCCCTGGCTCGCGCTTAGTATCGTACCAATATTTTGAAGTAGCTAAAGTTTGAGTAGCTCCTGCTGCGTCTTTATATGTTACACCTGTTATAGTGTTTATTGGGCCTGTAGAAAATTCACAGTTATAAAAATCATCTAAGCTTAGTGTAAAATTAGAACTAACGAAATGCCTATTTGTATAATCTTGGCAATGTTGCACAGCAGCATTTATTAAAGCTGTTATAGTGGTATCCTCGTCGCTGTGATCTACGCGCAAAAATTCCTTAGCTGTAGATAACGGTAGTAGTGTGGTACCTGTGGGCTGTGTTGTTATTTCTAATTTCATCTTATAAGAATAAAAAAGGGCGGGCGCAATACCCGCCCCCTTTAATTTAATTTATATCTATTACTCTGCCTCGCTAACAGATGCAAGAGCATCGCCTTGGCGTACTTCTGTATCTGCAAACTTAGTAACGTGTAAAGCGATTTGATTAGTCGCTGCATTACTATATGGATCTACTAATAAATCCAAACCTCCGAAAGTAACGTAAACGATACCTTTAGCAAAATCTCCAAATACTATCTGCCCTTTGTTAGCAGAGCTATCTAGTAGGTTTGGAGTAGCTATTGCATCGAATCCATCGAATTGAGATCCTACCCAGAAAGCATCAATAGAAGCAACCGTTGCTAAATCTCTCGACACCTTCCATCCTGTTGGACTCATAACCCACTTGCAATTAGCGAAATCTCCACCAGCAGCTAGTACATCCTTCTCTAATTCAAAAAGGTTAGCAGCAGTTAAAGCTCCACCTAAAGAAGTGTTGTTTACTGTAGTAGTCTTAGCAAAAGCATCAATATCAATTTTCTCGTTTACTCCAGCCATTAACTCATTTGCAATAAGAGCATCAACCGCAGGGCCTCCCTGAGTTACAAGCATCTTTGAAAATACTGTGCTGTTTGTGTAACGGTTTGGCGAAAGAGTAACCTCGTCCATTTCCATACCCGATAAACCAGCAGTAGCCATATCTTGAACCTCTGTTGCGTAGTGGCCAGATGCCTTCTTAGATACTCTTGGGAATTGTACTGTACCTGTAGCTCCGTGAATAGTAGTAGCTCCTACAGTTTCGATAAGCGGAGCAGCTCTTAAAGCATCAATAACTCCAGGTACGTCTGTTGATACAAACCCAGAACCATCTCCAGAACCTGCCTGGAAATCATCAGCACCACCAGCACGATATAAAGCGCGCTCTGGAATACCGATTTGCCCTGTCATCTGCATACCTCTGCTCTGCATATCTTTGCGCGCCTCTTGCGCCCATTCTGCCTCAGCGCCTGTTAGTGGCTGGCCTACTGAAATGCTGTGTACTGCTCTAGTCAAAGAGAAGTTACGATTAACTTTTTCAATCTCTTTAGCTTCTGATACACCCACACCGCTCATTGAAGCAGTACGTGCAATCATATCTTCATGCGCTTTTCTGCGCTTAATCTTGTTATCTAGGCGCTCTATTTCTCCTTCAAGATAGTCGGCTCTAGTTTCCTCTTCGTTAGTCAGTTCGCGCCCTTCACTCTCAGCATTTTCAATCATAGAAACATGCTCATTGTAGAATTTACCGCGAAGCTCATTTAACTCTTTCAAGTTCATTTTACTTCTTTTTTTAGTTGTTTTTTTAACTTCTTTATTTTCTTCGCTTGTAGTATTTTCTACAGCGTTATCTATTTGCTCTGGCTCAGTTTCATCATTTCTTGCTACTAAACCATGAGTGTCTTTATAGGCAGGATATGTTACAGGGCTAACGTCTAATAACGTTGCTACCTTATCCACACTCCTTACTGTTCTATCCTCGCTCCAGCTCTGCTCTGCAATCGTAAAGGCAAAAGAGCTTTGTGAAATATCTCCACGCTTTACGCTCTCATATAAATCTTTTGCGTACTGCTGTTCGCCTAATTTAATACGGTACTTTAGCCCTGTATCGTCTAGCTCTAGCTCTAGCGTTCCTGCTCCCGATCTGCCGAGGACGTAATCTGGATTGTGATTCAATAATGCCCTGACATCATTTTCCATAACATCATCAAAAGCTCCACGCGCTATAGTTTCCTTAAAAGGGCCTATGTTAGTTTCATTGTCGTACAATGCTGCATAGCCCTCTATAATCATATCATCGCTATCAGTTCTAGCTTCTATTGTGCTAGTGCTAACAGAGTAATGAGCGCGAGTTTCTAGCTCCTCTCTATTCTGCTGATTCTCCTGTGCTGTTGTTTTCTGTTCCTTCATTGTTGTTGTTGTTTGATACCGCATCGCTGTAGTCCTGTATTTTGTCTAGAGCGATTTGATTGACCTGGACGAGGTGAACATTACCCCCTGGTATGGGGTTTTTATCTTCCTCTGCCCTAACCTCGTTTATGCTCATTACTCCACTAGAAATCATCTGAGTAAAGAACCCTGCGCGAGCATCCATATCTCCTCGGTATAAATCATTCAAATTAAACTTAGAATATACAGCAGGTTTGTCAAAGCTAGGTATTAACTTCTTATCTATCTCCTGTTGTATTCTCTTAACCCAGGGCTGTATAGTATGCCTAGCAAACATTAGATTCTGTTGCTCTACATTGTTGTAAGTTTCTGATCCTGGTAGTTGTACTAGCGCTGCTGGTACGCTAAAAATTCTGCAAATCTCTTGCGCTTGGAATTGTCTAGTTTCTATAAACTGCGCTTCGTCTGGTGCAATAGAAATACGCTGGTACTTAAATCCAAAGGGCATTAGCTTAGTGCCTGCGCTCCCTGCTCCTCTATTCCAAGACCCTTGGATAATATCCATCTGCTCCTTTTTTAGTGGCTGGTCTGAGGTTAGCACTCCTGTCATCTGTCCGCTAGAGCCAAAGTATTCGCTACCAAAATCCTGCGCGCTTTTTGCTAGTCCTAAATTTTCGCGGTGCAACCTTATTGGACTCATGCGAAACAGGTTACAAATAGTTAGCATATTCTCAGGCCTTACTACTCCGTAATCCTTTACGGTATAAATGCGCTCGCCTTGTACCTCCTTTAACTCTACATCTGCATTATGCACCCAGATAAGTCTAGCGCCATACTCTCTATCATCGCGCTCTATAATGGCATATCCTACTCCATACAGTACAGCGCTTGCTATAATAGTTTCCCAAAATTCATAAGGCGTTTGCTCCTCATTTGGCTTTACTGTGCATAGCTCTCTTGCAGGATGTACGTTTGCTACATCTACCCTATCGCCATTTCTTACATATAATTCTAATCCCAGCGCTGCTATAGTTGATGCTATTTTGTAAACACAGGCATAGACTGTGCTAATTGCCAAGGCGCTATTTTCATTTATCGAGGCCCCGCTTTTCGTCATTGGAAATATACCGACATTCTGTGCTACTGTGTTGCTGTCGTATTTTCCAACGCGATAACGGAAAAGGCCTCTAATTCTTTCTGCTAGTGTACTCATTCGCGCGCGTAGTATAACACAAATATATTACCAATCCAAATTTATAATGTTAAAATATCTAATAAAATATCATCATCTCCGTCTATCTTATTCTGCACGTAGCTATTAAGAGCTATAATAGAAGCTATTACGCCATCTACCTTTTTGTTTTCTTTCTTCTCTTTTATTACTCTTTTATTTTCATTGTTGTCTGTATAGATAATAGCGCAGCCAAATTGCCAGCGTAGGCATCTGTTACCGCCATGAATTACTTTGCCCTGCATTATTTCCATCTCTAGCTCTTTAGTAGGCCCATTCATACTAGTAATGTTTTGAGCCATCGGTTGCATTTCTATATCATTCTCTATTAGCTCGCTTACTATGTAGGTAGAAAATTTAGGATCATATCCTATCTCACGCACATCGTATTTCTCACAGGCATCTAAAATATGTTGCTTTACTATTCTATAATCTGTTACGTTTCCAGGCGTTATAGTTATATCGCCATCTCTTGCATAGCTTATATAGTCTATCCCTGCTGCTAGCTTTTTGCTGTGGGCCTTTTCTGAATTTACAAATTGATGGCATATTAAATAAAAACATTCATTCTCATCATCTCTAAATATCAGAGCAAAAGCTGTTAGATCCTGAGTACTTGCTAAGTCTAAACCTCCATAGGCAGGTAGCAAGGGCAACCTGTCATAGGGTATCTCCTTTGCTCCTCGCATGTATATATCGTCTGGAATCCAGGCCGTTTCTGCGCTAGTCCAGATATTAAGATGCAATCTCAAAAAGCTATTGATCCAGCTAGGGTTACTCTTTGCCTTCTTTACTGCATCCTCAAAATATGCCTCATTGCAAATTGTACCATATCCAGGGTTAGCTTTTTTCCACGTTTCTGGGCTAGTCCACTCGTCATCTGGTTCGGCTTTATATAGCACAGGCAAAAATGTTTCATCTACTATAGAGCCATTTATAAGTGCCTCGCTATACTCGTGCATCTCGTAGCATATACTTGAGCGGTCATGGCCTGCTGTAGTTAAGCTAATTATTACGGGCTGCCTCCTAGCTCCTACAGAAGTAGTAAGTACATCCCAAAGCTCCCTATTTGGCTGGGTGTGTAATTCGTCGAAAATAATACCATGACAGTTTAGGCCGTGCTTTGTATATGCCTCTGCACTTATTGACCTGTACCAACTACTCTTATACTCTACTTTATTGCGCAACACTTTAGCCCTGGCTCTTAGGTGTTTATTGTTTTTAATCATCTCCTGCGCTATGTTAAATACTATATTGGCCTGGCCTCTATCCCCTGCTGCGCTTATTATCTCTGCCCCTGGTTCGCCATCTGCGAATAATAGATAAAGAGCTAGAGCTGCTGCTAGGTTACTCTTGCCATTCTTTCTAGGGATCTCTACGTAGCAGGTGCGGTATTTTCTTAATCCATCGGCCTCACGTTTCCAACCAAATAGCGGTCTTATTATATCATCCTTCTGCCACTCCTCTAGTATAAAGGGTTTGCCACTTAATTCCCCTTTCACGTGGGTACAGAATTTCTCTATAAAAGTAACAGCGCGCTCTGCTGCCTGTTCATCGTAGTAGTAACTCATTTAAGAAACTCACTCAGCTCATCATCTTTGGGCGCTGCTTCTCCTATCCAATTTTCTAACCTTGCTATAATAGCTTGCTTTCTCATTCTGGCCTCTTTTAGTTGTTGCCACTCTGGGCGCATTCTGCTATATACATCTCCGCTTTTGCCTGTTACCTGGTAGCACGTTCCGTTAGTATCGCAGAACTCCTGTAGCTGCTGCTCCTCAGCTTCTACACAAGCTAGTGTATAAATTAAACTCTGTACGCCTGGCGTTAAATCGCGGTGCGCTCCATATTGTAGGGTGCGCATGTCTAGTATTGTTTGTTGTAAATCAGTCATTGTAATAAAATAATTTTGCTTGTACGTTGTTTAGTCTTTTTGTTGTTAGCTCAATTGCTAAATCATTTATATCATACCACCTATAACTATATCCAAGTGTTTTTGCAACACAAGGCGTTGTGCCTGTTCCGCTAAATGGGTCTATTATAGTATCCGTAGTTTTGGCCGTTGTAATTATAATTCGCTTTATTATCTCTTCGGGGATTTGATTTGTGTATTCTTTTACTTTTTCTTTTGATACGTTTTTTACACAGTTTATATGCCAATTATCAGGCAACGCTCGGCCGCCTGTTTTTTTATGTAATTCCTGCACTCTTTTGTCGTTCATGTTTTTATAAGGTATTCTTATTTTAGAAAAATCCGGCTTACAATTAAACCAAGCAATGGCCCTCCAACATCTGCTAGCGGTATTGCTGGGATAAGTCCAAGAAATAACCCTTTGCGGTGCGCCTAGAATCGGTACTATATCTGATATTATATTTTCAATATAATGAATCATAACAACCCTTTGGCCCTTCATAGGTATAAATAGCTTTTGATATTCCGCTAGTTTTAGATTATCTCTAAACGTACCGTTGTATTTATACCCTATATTATATGGCGGATCGGTTATTATTAAATCATTAGGTGAATATGAAAGTTGCGCGGCATTAAATTTCATAACTGCCCGTATTTGTTAGAAGTAAATCCAGCGCAGCCCTCTTTAGGATTTGCTAGCTCCATGTAGCTGCCACACTCTGCACACTTAACATCGTGTACAGCGCCTAGCCCTGCTACTATTCTGATAGTTGCGCTTTGCACTTCTATTGTGGTTTTATTGCATTTGCATTTATATAATGGCATGGCTCCCTTTTACTTTTGAGGTGTTAAATCGTACAACTCAC